ATGAGTTCTGTTGCGAATTGGTCATACACCGCTAAAGCCACTATCTGGCCCGTACTCGATACTGACCGCTATGGCAAACCAACATTCGGCGCGCCTGTCGTGATTGATTGTGACTACGGCGGAGACGGTAAGCGCGGCAATGGCAATGTCGGCTTGGAGTTCGTCGTCAAAAACACGTTCTGGACAGAATACGCTGACGCCAAAGTTGGCGGCATGATTGTGTTGGGTGAATCAACGTCATCAACGTCATCAACGCCACCAGACGACGCTGACGAGGTTAAGCACATCATTCGCTACGCTGACACTTTCGAGCGCATAGCAGACGATTACGCGATTTTGACTGGGGTCTGATATGGCAAAAGTTAAGGTAACAGGCATTCGTGAATCGAAAGCGAAACTTGCTGCGATGGTGGGTGATATTCAGGGGCGCAAAGCAGTGCGAGCGCTCCAGTCGGCGATGATAATCGGTGGCTCTCAGGCTGCGCTGTACACACCTATCGATACCTCAACGCTCATCAATAGCCAGTTTCGTGAGTTGGTGGTTAATGGCACTCGCTTAACTGGTCGCGTTGGATATTCGGCAAATTATGCCGCGTATGTCCATGACCCTAACGTCAAGCAGACATTCCGCCGTGCTACAGCGAAAAAGGAATTCTTGAAAGAAGGTTTCGAGGAAACCCGTTCGCAGATTGATGCGGTAATTAAGCGTGAGATGTCACTATGACCATATTCGAAAAGGTTGCTGATTGGTTGGACGCCGCGAAGTTACCGAGCGGGGATGACCTTATCGCTGGCTACAAGCTCCAGCTTGTGCAGTGGATCGAGCAAAAGGCGGATACTGGCGTGATGCGGTACATCGTTGTTCAACCCGATGGCGGAACGCCTCGTTATCGATGCCTCGGCGCTTACGATTACGTGCTATTGAACATTATCAGCGCCAAGAATGATCCTGAGCCAGCAATTACTACCGCTCAGTCCATCATGGATTACGTCACCAACAACGCCAATGATGATGTGCTGAACTTCATCGCCAACGCTGGCGGATTTCCCACACCAATACCTACTGAAGAAGGTCGGACGGTTATCCGGCTCCGATTCGAAATTATCTCGTAATTCCCCCCCTGGCGGCCTTCGGGCCGTTTTTTATTTCAATTCCATAAGAGGCTATACAATGGAAGGATGTAACGATTCCGGCCTGCTGGTCGGTAAAAACGTCGTTCTCGAAGTTGCGCTGGGGTGTGCTGACACCGTGCCAACAGAAGAGGAATGGCAAGCGCTGGCGGCTGGTACGTCTAAGACGGCCGACCTATCACCAAATACTGTAACTTCAGACGCTGATGATAAAGGAGCGTGGGTTGAGAGCGCCGTAACCAATGCTGACGCTACCATATCTTTTGAGGGTGAAGTCCGCAAAACTGATGCGCTGAATCAGTTTGGTTTCGGAAAGTTCTTCAAATACTTTGTTGATGAGCTAAGCGCTAAACGCCAACCTACTTTGTGGGTTCGTACAGAGATCGGCCCTGTTGAAGTTGTCGGGTATATGGTAATCACCGCGCTCGGCACTGATGGTGGTACTAACGACATCGTGACCTTCTCGACTGAGTTCAAGGTGTACGATGGTAACACCGTATCAGTAACGCTGATTAACGATGTCCCGGTCACTGGTATCACCGTTGCACCTACCTCCCTGGCTATCGAAATGGGTACGCCGGAAACCTTTAAGATCACCTTCGCCCCCGCTGGCGCAACCAACAAAAACTACACGGTGGTTTCTGATAACACTGGCGTGGCTACGGTTGCCAAGACGGGCAATATCGTTACCGTGACGCCTGTTGCGGTCGGTACGGCTAACGTGATTGTGCGCACTGAGGACGGCGATTTAGTCAAAGTCGTTGACGTTGGCGTGTCTGCGTAATCATTCCAAATGGGCGACATGTTCGCCCATTGATAATGCTCACGGGGAACAATATGACACCAATAACCGAAATCGGGGAAATTCTTATTTCCGACACGAATAACGATTACTTTTTCCGCCCCTCATTCGCGGCCATGACGCGCATTGGCAGCCCAGCTGAGATTGTGGAAGCCTACGCCACACTAAACGGCTACGAAGTCGCTCAGGTGGTCGCTATGGCACAGGATGCTTACGGGAAAATACCTGAATGGCTCATCAAGACGCTACGCAAACCAGTATATGGACGGAAAATCCTGTCTGCCGCAATGCACGTCATGCAAGCCTGCTGCGATGACGATATCACCGCGCTGGTGGGCGAGTGGCGGCCGGGTAAACGCGGCATAGTCTATAGCGCTGGCGGGATGTCGATTGGTGAAATCATCCTGATAGCCCACACCCTGATAGAGCACGGCGTGATGGGCAAGGCCAAGGTGCGAAAACCCCAGCGTCATGAAACAAATAGCTACGTGAACGAGTTCCGCGCTGTCGAATACATCAACGCAGCCCGCATTCACTTTGCCATCAGTCGGGATGAGGCGGAGCGGTTAACGATGACTGATTTTCAACTGATGATTAACGCCAAATATCCCGACCAGAAGGGCTTCACAAAAGAAGAATACGATAACGTTCGTGATGACTATTTCAAGCGCCGAGAGGCCCGCATAGCCGCAGAGAAGGCCAAGAAAGCAGCTTAACCAGAATCACCACAGCCCTGTCACTCGACGGGGCTTTTTATCCCCGCGCACTCACAAGCGCATATCACCAACAGCAGAACCTTACAGAAAAGCGAGCCTGAGAAACCCGTTATGGGTATCTGCTGGGCGGCGTTTCTGTGTGAGCAGGTTCGCTTTTCTATGAGGTTATACCCATGCAACACCAATCTGTAGCAGTAATTCCCGCATTCGATTTCCGCGAAATGGTCATGGTGGCAGATAGTAAAGTTATCACCACCTCGTTAAAAGTCGCCGAGTATTTCAGTAAGCGCCATGCAGATGTGATCAGAAAAATTAAGAGAATACATAAGGATTGCTCTCCTGATTTTAGCCAACGCAATTTTGCGCCGGCTGATTACATCGACGAACAGGGGAAGGAGCGGCCCATGTACGAACTGACCAAAGACGGTTGGATGATGCTGGTGATGGGCTTCACTGGCAAGACCGCTACCGCCATCAAAGAAAGCTATATATCCGCCTTCAACTGGATGGCAGAACAACTCCAGCGACGCCAATTAATGGGCGAAGAGGCAATGCACCAATTGGCGATAAAGGATACTCGGTCGAAGCTGAAAGGAACCATCGGCAGCCGATTGATGAATGAGCGGAAGAAAGAAATACCACTATTGCGACGGGAAGAAGAAAGGGTACGCGCCTTAAACTGCCCTCCGTTGTTTGAGAGCCTACCGTCATAATAACCTTGGGCACGGACACCTTGCTTCCCATTGCGCAGACTTCGATCTACGATGTGTGCAAATGTTACCAATGGGGTAAATGGGAAATGTCGGATTCAGAAGATGAAAGGGAGCGTGAATTAGGGCATCGACTTCACGAAAGGCTGTATCATGTTTCTCCAGAATTGCTGTCGGAATTCTTATTTGATGCTGGGGTTTGGACAGTGAAATGCATGATGTGTGGAAGCCAAAACATCGGAATACCACAGGTTGAAATAGATGCATATGAGGACGGTAAAACTACCTACGTTAACTTTGTCCGGATTGACGCCGTATCTCCAAGATTTTCCCTAATTAATTATCGCTATCAGCTCATTTGTCGTAGTTGCGGTTTTGTGGCTGAACTAGCTGTAGAGCCAGTGCTAAAGTGGGTTGAGAAAAGGAAAGGGGTTTTCGATGGCGAATAACAATGGCGATGAACGTGTTGTTGTTGTCGATTTTCCACAGCATGGTGGAGGTGATTCCATGTTAGAGAAGCGGGTAGAAAGGTTGGAAGGCACAGTATCGGCCATTCGTGAGGATGTTGCGGTCATCAAGTCCAACTATGTGACAAAAGAGGACATCTCGTCTGTCAGGATCGATATTCATCAGACGATTTCCGCGCAAACAAAGTGGATTGCAGCCACCATTATTGGCACTGCTGGCTTGGCTATGGCTCTAGCTAAACTGATTTTCTGACGTTTACCAATGGGGATAGGGATGAAAAGTAAAGCAGGATATATATTTCTTTTTGTTATTATTTTATTTTCTATATTTGCATACAACAAAATTACTATTTTTAGCATTCAGCCTGTCGGCGCTTTACCAGACGGTGCCACAGTTGTTATGTGGCGAAAGGGTGATATGAGATTTTTTGAAAGCCCAGATGCTATTTGTTTGAGAAAGGTTGGTAGCGTTAGCCTTATGTGCAGGGCAATGGCTATGGGTAGCATTGGCGAAAATCCTGAAATAATCATGAGATTGCCATATATAGAGAAAGCTTACTTGCTCTCAACTGATGGAAAAAAATTCGAAAAATAGGGGTGGGCGTGAAAAAGTTGCTGATTATTGCATTGATGATTGTGTCTGGAATGGCTAGTGCTAGTGTAAGCTTTTCAGGTAATTGGGCTTTCGATACTGAAGTAAATAAGTTAACTGACCAGACTGAGTTTTTTGCAACCAACACATCAGAGGATAAATATGATGATTATGGAATGCAAAAATCAGTAACCTTAGCGATAAGATGCATAGGGGATAATGTAGATGTTTTTATCACCTCAGATAAATACTTGGGGGCAGATTCTCCAGAAGTTTCATTAAGACTTGATAATGAGCCACCCTCAACGAGCAAATGGAATAAAAGCAAAAATAGCACTTCCGCTTTCAACCCTAACCCGCGTAATTTTCTTAATAAAATCATGAGTCATGAAAGGATTATTATTGGCTTCACGCCATATAACACAGGGCAAGTAATCGCTGAATTTAAAGTGTCGGGTATGAGTGAAATGATGAATCAAATGTCTAAATACTGCAAAATTTAGCCCACTTAGGTGGGCTTTTTCTCATCCTTAGGTACAAACTCGTAAATTTCTAGCAACCCCTTAAGAGTGGCTTCCGTTGCATTTTTTGCTATCTGTTCTGATGCGTCCTCTATGATTCCCTTTGCTGCATTTTTCAAGAAATCTTTAAGTTGAGATGAGGTTAAGGTTATCTCTCTGTCTGGGTCATACTCCATCGGTTCGATTTCAGTATTTGCAATATCACCAAAAATTGACTCTTTTATCAGCGCGTCTTGAAGTATCTGCACTATCTCCGAGTTCATCGACCTGCCGTTCTTTTTGGCTCGCTCGGCTATGGCGTCGCGCATGCCATCAGGCATCCTGACAGTAAATCTTTCTATAAAGGCTGGGTTTTCTTTTTCAGTCATTTCTACGAACCGTAAGTATTTATATGAAACAAGGTAGCATCATATTGACATTACCCACAATGACATCATAATGGTGCTAGGCATCAAAATGATGTCATCAAAGAGCGGGGGTAGTGAATGCAAGATGTGCTTTATGCCGGGCGTAAGAATGATAGCTTTCAACTTCGTTTGCCGGAAAGAATGAAAGAGGACATTCGCCGTGCGGCTGAAATGGATGGTATTTCCATCAATTCCGCCATCGTTCAACGGCTAGCTAAGAGCTTGAGAGAGGAAAGGGCGAATGGTCAGTAAAAACAGCGAAGCCCAGCAGTGCGCGAACACTAACCGGGCCTCTATCGAAAATAACCTTGCAGGAAATATCGACATGAACACTGTAGCAAATTACGAATTGAAGTTCCAGAACACCACGTTTCACCCGGTCGTTGATGGTGGTCACATATGGTTGACGTCTATACGCTGAGGGCTCAACAGAACGCTCAATCTTCAATGAGCGTAACATTTATGTTTGAGAGGAAAATGTAATGAGTTACTTCCTGAAAGGCAAATTCTCCCCGCCATTGAATGCTGGCTTGGATACGACAGAATTTGATGCCTATGGATACATTGTGGAAGACATGATCTTGTCGGCGAGTGGGGAATCTATAGTTCCCGTCGCAATTTATTCAGGTGAAGAAAAGCAGAACTTCGTTTTGCGCACAGTGACAACTGTGCCCGGTGAAATTACAGATGAATCAACAGATGATCACAAAAATGCCATCCACAAGTTAGCTTTAGAGTCGGTAATTGAAGCATCTGCGAAAAATATGGAAGTGATGAGCGAAATTTAGTTTTATTGCTTGTTAACGCCCGCTATATAAATTAGTGGGCGTTAACAATATTATCGCTTGAATTTTAATTTCCTGAACTCAATGGTGGTGTCGCCATTTCTATTTTTAATATACATATATCCAAAAACAAATAACATAAACGACATCACTTTATATGACATATAAATATCTATCATTATCATGTTTATTGCAAATGCATACACAATTAGATTATTAAGTAATGAAAGCTTCTTATTACTTAATAGAAACGATAAAAATAAAGACAGCCCAATAATACCACACTCAGTTGTCATCCTGAGCCAACCGCCATCCAGTGCGTTACCGAACGTTCCCGCCCCAACACCCGTTAAGATGTATACCGGATTAGAAAGGAATAATTTAACAGCATAAACCCATTTCATTGAGCGTATAGCCCAACTTGCGTCGACTTCATCGCCGCCGAGAACACCAAACGTATCCCATGCTGGGTTGCCCTGAATGAGCTTTGTTGTTCTATATGTATCAGGTATTTCTCTTATGTTTTCTATGCTAAATAGATTTTCTGATCTTTCGGCTATGGAAGAGTCAACAAGATAAAAAGAAGATATTATAATCAAAGGAAGAATAATGAGGGATTTCTTTATTATACCAATCGACGAAGACGTTTTTAATATGAAAAAAGCAATCAAGAACATTTGCGCAACAAATGACATTCTAGATCCCGAAAGAAATATCACAAGTAGGCAAGAAAAAAACACAGCATATTTATATGTAGTTCCAGCCTTGCTGGATAAAAAATAGCAAGTTAAGAAATTCAATAAAACACCAAGCTCCCACGGCCCACTTGTTAATCCTATAACTCGCGAAGAGACATCGGAGTTGTATCCACTAACGGTAAATCCACCGATCACACCAACAGATTGAAGCAATGACACAATAATATTTAAATAAAGAATTGTTTTCATCATTCCTGTGATGTAAATATTATTTTTTGCAATGACCACACCCATTACGAAAAATGCGAAATATTCAATAAACCTAAGCGGGAATATAATAGATCCCTGCTGTGCGTACAATAAGGTAAATAATGTCCCTATCAACATGGTCATTATAAATTTGTAATATTTAAAATCTATCACTCTAACTGATTGCTTCCCTTTATCCACATAGGACATTATAAAAATAATATCCATGAAGCAATAATGAAATCATCTATTCTTATTCCTGCGTTATAGTTTCCAACAGATATTATATTTATTTTAGGTATTAGGAATAGAACAAAAATAGACCAGTAAAGAATTTTTTCCATTTTTTTCTCATTATTGGTTGTTATCGTTTTTTTTAAAATTTTTAAATATATAGAAATATATTATTACTTATTCTAACATTTTACAATATGACATCATGATTTTTTGTGTGAAGATGCTGATAGCTATTTACTTGTAAGGCCATAAAATGCTAAGCAGAAGAGTTTTCCTTAAATATCTGGCTGTTAGTCTCGGGCTTAAATGGTCTCCAGGATACGGTTATGAAGACGCTGACACCACGCCGGAGCAGTTTGGGGCCGTTGGTGATGGCGTAAGCGATGATACTCGCGCAATTCAGTTAGCGATAGATTCTGGCTGCAAAAACCTACGTTTGTCTAAGAAGTATGCTGTTTTCCCGGTAAAACACCCCGGTGTGCCGGGAATTATAGGTAGAGATTCGATTTGCATCAAACTGAGAAGCGATCTACGTATGTACGGCGATGGGGAGATTCTGCTATCAAAGAGAAGTAAAGGCGTAAGCGGCGCGATACTGAGCAACGCATCAACGGAAGAGATCCGCAACTGTGTTATTGAAATCTCCGTCGATGGTCAAAACGCAGGAGGGCCGCGGGGGTTCTCTGGAATAGTGTTTATTAATGCTCAGAACTGTTCAACAACAGCAAAAACGAATATTGCTAATGCAACATATAACGGAATCCAATTCGCCAGAAATTCTAGCAGATGTACGTGTAATGAGACCACTATAACTAATACTGGATATATTGGTATTCAAGCGCAGAACCCCATTGACATAGTTATTGAAAATTGCATCATAAAAAACTCGTCTGACAACGGAATTGATTTTGAATCAAACAAAGGAAATCAAAAGGGTACGATAAGAGGCAATGTAATTGAAAAATGCAAGGCTGGTATATTCTTAGAGTCTGGAGGAAATTGCCTTGTTGAAAAAAACAACATATCATTATTCAAGACGGCAGGTATATACCTCAATCGAATTAACACGCCGGCAGATAATGTAAAAATAATAAAAAACATTATTAATGGCAGTCGCGATGTTCAATTTGGAGGTGTGGCAATAAACAATGCCATTAAAAATATTACCATAGAAGGAAATGAGATATCAAATTTAAATTATGGTGTGTGGACGAATGGCGGGATATCCGAAATGACAATGAACGAAAATACTTTTCGTGATATTTATAACTCTTTTGTTCGTGTCGCAGACGGTAAAAACCAGTTGGTAAGAAGTACGATAAAAAAACAAAAATACATCGGAAAACTATCCAACGGTAGGCCTTCAGTAATAAATGAAATTAAAAGTATTAATGATTTATATAATGTAACTATAGAAAAATAA